AGCAGCCAAAGGGCTAGTCTGGGAAGATGATCCAGCCAGCTTCGATGGGCGGTTCTACTGGTCGGCTGGTGTGGCTAAGTCGCTGGATGATGTAACGGAAGAAGACGGCACGATCACCAAGGGCTTGAAGTCAAACGCCATTGCGACTGTAAAGGCGCAGGCTGCTGGTCTACTAGCGCCGACTGACTGGTACGTTGTCCGCAAGTCAGAGACAGGTGATGCAATCCCTGCTACAATCAGCACATATCGTGCGGCTGTCCGCACTGCTTCTGGTACAATCGAGGCAGCAATTACGGCAGCGGCAGACCTTGACGCCTTTATGGCACTGTACGATGCCCCTGAAGATGGCAACGCCCCGATCAACGACTGGCCTGAAGAGGTTTAGATATGACTAAAGCAAGAGACATCGCAAGCGCAACCACGCCCAATGCGAATGCGGCGTTGCTTGCCACATTCCCACACCGCAACCTCATCATCAATGGTGCGATGCAGGTGGCGCAGCGGGGAATAAGCTTTAGTTCCAATAACAGTATTGACTACACTATTGATAGGTGGGCTATATTTTCAAATGGTGTATCTACAACAACACAAGAGTCGTTTACTGCCGGACAGACAGATGTTCCGAATGAGCCTGTAAAATATTTAAAATGGAATATCTCAACTTATGCGTCTGGCGATAACTTGTTTCAACGTGTTGAGGATGTGCGTACAGGTGCAGGACAGACTGTCACACTTTCTTTTTATGCAAAAGCAGATAGTTCAATAACAAATAGGCCAAGACTAATTCAAAACTTTGGAAGTGGTGGTTCATCAGAAGTCGTTACTGCAACAAGCACAAATGCTTTAACAACGTCTTGGCAGAAATTTACTATTACCGCCACGCTTCCAAGCATTTCGGGAAAAACCATAGGTTCAAGCAGCTATTTAGAATTAGAGGCTTTAAGGTTTACCGACACTTTTACCGGCGGTGTATATATCGCAAACGTCCAACTAGAACTAGGCTCAACTGCCACGCCGTTTGAACACCGCAGCTATGCCGATGAGTTGTTTTCCTGCCAACGATACTACCAACGGACACAGTCCTTTATGGGTGCTGGACATAGCGTTAGCGGAGTTGTTGGAATTTCTCATTTACACAGGGCAATGAGGGCAACGCCTACTCTTTCTCAAGATGGCGTTTTTGTTATAACAGATGGTTATTCTATTGATGCAACACAGTCTTCTACTGGCGCACAAATAACTGCAAATAACATAAACACAACTGGCTATTATTTATATATACAAAATATTTCAGGATTAACTGCTGGGAAGCCTTATATGTCAAGGCTGTCAAATGCAAATGGTCTTCTTTATGATGCGGAGTTATAAATGAATATCACATCAGCACAATTCGTTAACAATTTAAATAATATTGCAGTTTCAATCACCGCCACCATTGACGGCATTGAAATGTCAGTACCCCTTGACCCAGACAACCGCCACTACGCAGAAATTCTGCGTCAGGTAGCTGCTGGCGAACTAACCATTGCAGATGCTGACTAAGATGGAGATGACCAGCTTGATTGATATGCTCGTCGGTTTAGTCCTTGCAGGTGGTGCGTGGTGGGCGAACGGTATCAACAGAGAACAGAAGCGAATCGAAATTCTTTTGAACAAGACTCGCGAAGAATACGCTACTCGTACGGATGTCCGTGATGATATGCGCCGTGTCATGGAAGCCTTGCACAGGGTAGAAGATAAGCTAGATAAAGCTTTGGACAAAAGATAAGGATAGCCTATGGCAACGATTACCACAGATCAAGAACTACAAGATGAGGTAGGTACTATTGCTGGTGCTGGTATCCCGGCGGCTACCGCTGTTACGCAAACTGTTCAGGGCACTGAAATACAAGGCACTGCAGGTACTCAGGCAGCGGCACAAGCTCCGGTACAAGCGGCTACAGCAGCAACTCAGGGTACTATAGCACCCCTGCCTACTCCTTCGGCACAAAACGTAGGACAGATTGCCAATACGTCTCTTTCACAGGTAACTCCTCAGATAGGAACGATGCAAGCTGCTCAGATCACCCAGCCTGTGCAGGTAGATATGACAGGAGTTCAAGCAGGTCCGTCGGCAGGGGCAATCGGCACAGCAGCTACCCAACAACTCGACCCCCAAGCTACCACCCAGTATCAGATGGGACAGCTACTAAGTAGCATCCAACAAGGCCAGCCAATGCCCCCGTGGGCTGCTCCCGCCGTTCGTAAGATCAGCGGTGTGATGCAAGCACGAGGTTTGGGCGGAAGCTCTATGGCTGCAGCAGCTATGACTCAAGCTGTCATGGAATCTGGAATTACGATTGCAGCAGACGACGCAAAAAAGTATGCAACTATTCAACTTGCAAACTTGAGCAACGAACAGCAGATGGCTCTGTCCAACGCAGCAACTTACGCCGCAATGGACAAGGCGAATCTAAATGCCCGTTTGACCTCTGCCGTAACCAACGCACAGTCTCTTTTGGCTATCGAAACAAAGAACCTCGACGCACAGCAACAGGCTAACACTCTGTCTTATAATGCCTTGACACAAGGTATCTTCAAGGATTCTGCCGAAGAGAATGCTCGTCAGCAGTTCAATGCAAAGAATGAGCTACAGGTTGAGCAGTTTTTTGCTGAGTTAGGTAGTCAGGTCGAGACAGCGAACGCAAACCGTGTAGCGGCAATGAATCAGTTTAACGCTGGCGAAACCAACGCAATGAACCAGTTTAATGCAACGATGAACGATGCCCGCGACAAGTTCAATGCAAACATGCAATTTGCTGTAGATCAATCAAACGTGCAGTGGCGCAGGTCGGTTAATACAGCCAACACTGCTGCCCAGAACGAAGCCAACCGTCAAAACGTACAAAACGCATTTAACGCAACACAAAACTCGTTAAATAATCTGTGGCAACAGTACCGCGACAACGCAGCTTGGAACTTTCAAAAGGGGGAGTCCCAACTGCAGCGGCAACACGAAATCGGTATCATGGCTATGGAATTTGCAAATAGCCAGAAGATATACGATCAGCAGCAAAAAGACAACCTAGCTGCCGGAGTTGGAAACTGGATTGCCAAGTGGATTGCAAATAGCTAGGAACAAATAGATGTTTGATTTAGGTAATATATTTAGCACCGTATGGACTATAGGAAGTTCGTTGTTCAGTGGGGGTTCTAGCGACGGTCCGCCTCCCGGACACCCAGAGTACAATATGGGAATGAATAGGTCTACTAGCGCACTGGGATTTATCCAGAAGGGTGCACAAGCGTACATAGGATCACAGGACAAGGATGCTCAAACTTTTCAAAGTGCGGAGTTTCAAAGACCTCGCAGTGTAAAAGAATTGACTCGCGGTACAGCAGTCGGACAGGTATCTTTACCTGAAATCCAACAACGTCTCTACCAAAATCCTGAAGTATCTCGCTATTGGGAAGCCCTGTTAAACTCCCAAAATGGTCAGCTTCAAAACCTACGTGCAGCAACATCCCAAGAAGTAAGCCCAACAGTACGGTCTGGACGCAAAACAAAAGTCCTTTCTGAGTCGACTTTGAAAGGTGAGATAGGCGTATGAAAATAGCACAAGATCAGCCTATGCGCGGTAGCATCGAAGCCAAAGATCCCTTTGCACGAGTGCCACCCGGATATAGCATCACACAAGATAATCAGAACTATGCTTGGGGACAGCCGCCACAGACGGTCGATCCAGAAGAAGCCTTGAATAAAGCTATCGGTTCCTTGAAGCAAAAGAAGGTAAAGCGGGAAATGATCAAGATGCTCATCGTAGGTGCATCTGTAGAAGTTCTTGTTGAAGGATACTTGATGCAAGCCTTTCAAGAAGGAAAGTATTCGCCGGACGTCGGCTTGTTGATCAAAGGTCCGCTTGCAATGGTTATTGCAGGGATGGCAGAAGAAGAGGGGATTCCGTATCGTCTGTTCGAAAACGACGACGCTTTAGAAGCTGACGAGATGGACGACGCTACCTTCTTCCGCATGATGAAACAAAACAACCCAGCGATGTTTGCATACGTCAGTGAGCAAATCAACGAAGATATTAGACGTGGCTACGTACCGGAAGAGCCGGAGCCTGAAAGCTTTATGAACATGAAACCGACGAAAGAAGAGGCTGAATAAGATGGGTATTGGTGCAGCATTTGCCGCTGGCCTTATCAAAGGCTTCACGCAAAACATAGAAAAAGAAGAACAAAAGCGTCTGTCTGAACAGGCTAAAATAGATGCCTTTGAGCAAACTGCGCTTCAGGCTGTTGTTACAGGAAAAGCCACTAACAAGGGGTACAGCGCAGCAGCAGACCTTATTAAGTCTGCACGTCAGCAGATGGATGATCGTAAGCCTATTGACATGTTTGGTCGTGCAACCGACGGGTTGGATTTGGACTTTGCAAAGCTGCAAGGTACTCTCGAAGAGGCTACAGAGTACGGAACTACATTCGGAACAGGCCAGAACAAGATCGGCTTCAACGTAGACATCTCTACAGGTATCGACGGAAAGCTTGGAAGAGCATATTTATCCGAAGTTGCAGGATTTGCAATGGACAAGAACTTTGAAGCCAAACTAGATGCACTAGACGACAGCCAGTTTGTATCATTTTATAATTCTATGGGTGCATCTCGCCGTGCAATTATCGATGCAGAGAAGAAAAGCGGTAAAGAGTTGTACGAGGCTCCCGACGTTATGGGCGGCAAGAACAGCCAAACCTATCGTGGCCTATATAAATTAGATAATTATTTTAAGCAAAGATTTGGTGGGTTGCAACCTGTTAATGCAACAGAAGGATCTGGTCTAAACGAAATTGACGTGCAAACTACTGCAATTGCAGAAGCTCACAAAAGTAAAACAGGCACGATGCCTGATACAGTCGGCATGGTAGTAAGCAGCGAAGGTGGGACTGTTCAGTTTCCTATGCTGACGTACGCAAACGATGCGGACAAAAAGCAGTTAGGAACAATTGCAGGTTACTTAGGGACATCGACTACCTCGTTGCTGGCCTACTGGCAAACCGACTTTATGCGTATTCCGGGAATCAATCCTGAGAAGCAGGTTGATGCCTTAGAAGCGTCGGTTTTTTTAGGGACAAGTGTTCCTTTTATCGATGCTGTAGATCCTGACGATCAACTCAGAACGATGCCTCAAGAAACAATTGACGACATAGCAAAAAAGGCAGCATCATCTGGTGCTGGTGATCTGCAAACGTTTGCTTACGCTTTGGCTCCGTATATGAAAGGTCCAAAAAAACCTTCTCGCCCTGCGGAGTGGGGTTCTATACGTGAAGTAAAGTCAGAAACAATTCAACAGTACATTCTATCAAGAGTGTACGGCGAAGACAAGGCTGATCAGGTTAGCTTCAAAGATTTCAGAGACGGACAGACTGCACTAGACACTACCTATGGTAAGCTACTAGAAATAGAAGAAGAGATGAAAGGCATAGATGCACCCCTTGTCTACGATAAATACAAAGGAAAGTTCGGTGCGGCATTCGACTTGGAGCAGGGTATCTTCGGGGGAATGGTAAGAGACTTAGGAATTTCCGTCGGCAGACAGGGTGAATTAAACTTAAACGACGATGAAAATTTATCAATCGAATATAGCGAGTATTTGAGCGATAGAGTGCGACAAGCTAGTAAGGCTGGAGTAAAGTTCGCAGAGCTAGAGGCTATGCGTATCTCTCTTGCTTTTGAAATGGCAAGAGCAGCCGACCCATCAGGAAGACTCTCTAACCAAGATATCGAACAACAGCTTCGTAAGTTAGGAAGCGACTGGCAAACTTCAGACCAAGCAGTCGCCGCTATTCAGGTTGCTAAAAAAGAATTTAGACTGAAGGCAGAACAGTACAAGGTTCTTGTCAGGCTAGGTGAATCTCAGCGTACTGCTACAGAGCGTGATTACAAGATTATCGACGGTACGATTGCAGCGGATTACATTCTTCGAAACAAAGGTGTAAAATATAACACTGGAGCGGCAGGGAAAGATAAACCCTCTGTTGATACATCAAATATTGTATTAACACCTAGCGGAAATTATATTGATTCATCTACAGGACTACCGGCAAGCGAAGAGCAGATAAACGCTATAAAGTTGAAAAACGAACAGGAAGTTTAACATGGCAACTCCGGCGATTCAGCCCGATCCTACGCAGGATAACGATAACAATCCTGCTGTCAACGGACCTATTCCTAATCCTACAGAAACTTTGGCTACAGCCGCTAAGAGTATTACTGGTGGTGGTATTACCAAGACTGAAGAAACAGGAACCGACGAGTTATATAGGACTCCAGAAGGCGATATCAAGTCGACTGGTGAGGCGGCTGCACTGAGCGTAGAGCAACAGCAACAGCAGATATCCCCGGAAGAATTTCGGGAGCGTGTTCGCACAGGACAAATTCCTACAGTTGCCAAGATCGAAAAGGGCGTACTGCAAAACTCTGTTGAACTACTGGGTATGGAAGGTATTTCTCCAGAACACAAAGAACTTGCTAACCAACGCTTGAATGGTGCGTACGAACTGTACACAATGCAGCAGCAAGAGCCTAGCGTACCAGTTCCTTTCGGGCAAGAGGTAGGTGAAGGTGAATACAAGTTTGCCCCGACAGCAGAAGCAAAACAAAACCCGAAGCAGCTAACTGTAGAAAGAAACATCTTTGAAGGTAAGAAAAGTGTTGCACAGGTTGTAAACGGAGCATTTGGAGATAAACTAGGTCTAGCACGAGACGATCAAACAATCATCGAAAACATCTTCGTTCGTAACATATCTACCGGAAGCTTTTGGGATACCCTCGTTGAAAAAGTTAACGAAGGAACTATTCGTGGTACTGCCATCTACCTGCCAGATATTGTATTGAACTACGGTGTTCACGCTGTCGAAGCAGCGGCAGCTACGGCAGTTACTTACCTTACACCCCTAAACAATCGTGGGTTTATGGAGCAGTGGGAAGATACTGCAGACCAGAGACAAGCCACATCTCAGTGGTGGAAGGGTATGCTTGCAGATAATCTTGCCGTTAAAGAACTATCTGTAGTAATGAACGAGATGGTAGCTAACGACCTAAAAAGTCAGCTAGATGCCGGAGCAATAGACGAGGAAACGTACAACAGACTAACCAAGTCTACGATCACCACCCCAGAAGGTACGCCGGTTACTGTTGAAAATCAATTCATAAACGAAGACATGGCACAGACGTTGTTGAACACGTCGATTGATCAACTGTCAGACAGTCAGCAATATGGGTTGGTTTTGGCGGAATCCGCTATGGCAATGATTGGCGTAGGTAAACTAAAGAGTGCTGCCGGAGAAAAGCAGTTAGCCACCATATCTACTCGTGTCCAAGATATAACAGCCCGTGCAGCAAAGCCTGATGCAACCAGCGAAGACATAATTCGTGCTGCAAAGTTCAAGGGCTTAAATCCTCTGCAGCAAGGTCGTATTCTTGATATGGAAGGCGACATCGACAAGATTAATGAAAAGGCTATCTTGTATGCTATGGGAATGGATCGTGCAACAGGAAACATCAAGAGACTTTCAACAAGTCGCAACGATGTATCTAAGCGTATGCAGGACTACAGGGCTGCAGGAAAAAATACAAAGGCTGCAGAGTATCGTACCTTAGAAGCTGAAAAACGTCGCTTAGATGGTATGGCTGTAAAAACGTACCTAACAGGTCGGTTTATTCCTAACGTAAAAGAAAACTTCATCGAAGCCGCTCCGCTGTCTCTCGCTATGTACTACGGCGGTGAGTCAGAAACGATGCAAGCTTGGTTCGAAGGTGACAGACTTGCAGCGGAAGGCATGTCTGCTTTGGGATATATGTTCATTGGAAAGCCAGCGGCAACGTTAGCCGGTAAAGGTGCTTATTGGGTAAACCAGCAGGGCGGGGATATCGCAAACAAAAGTTTAGGTATGGTCGAAGCAGTTGCTAACCTGCCTTTCAAGCTTGTGGGCCGCGATGTAATTAAAGGCTACCTGCGTGACAATAGCATCGATAATTTTGAAAAAGCGTATATTGCTGCTACAGGAAACCGACTTGATAGGAAGGCTCGTGTCGCTCTCGACATGGTAGGAAGAGTAGCTGGTGCCCTAGATGATGATGGGTTAGAGCAAGTCGTATCGTCTATGGAAAAACATCAAGACAGACTGGCTAACCTTGTAAAGGCTTTTCCTGACAAAGATAAGGTAGAGATGGAGGGTATGCTACAGGAAAGCTTGGCAATGACAAGCAGCATCGGCTGGCTCCAGTCTGCAAACAAGCTTGCCGGATTTTCTGTTGATGCTCGTGACGCAGGGTCATTAAAAAATATGTCTGATCAGTTGCAAGCCCAGCGACTAATTCAGCAGCAAGCATCTAGCACGATGCGTTTAGTACAAAACCTACGTGCAAAAGTAGCAGACCGAACTGACCTGACAGACCCCGGAGAAGTGAATCGTTATATTGACGGCCTAGAGGCAGGTATACAAAAGCACCTAGAGCAACTCAATACGGACAAGGCTCTGTTAAACAAACAGATCAACGAGTTCAAGTCTGGCATCATTCAAGATCCAACAACCGACCTACCGGCTGGTATTCTGGATAGCTTGGATGAGATGGAAATGGAATTGGCTTTGAGCCTAAACAAAGACCTCGACGAGATGCAGGTAATAAACCGGCAGTTCAAAGAAAACTCTCAAGCCCTTGCTACTCGTGCAGAAAATATTTCATTGCTTCGAAACAATGACGTATCTCACATGAAACAGACTGCTCGTAGTCTTGAGATGATGGTGCACAATAGATTTGCCCGTATGCGTAAACGTGCCAAGCGGGGCTTTGTAAAAGTAGATAAACGTGCGGCGGAGATGGGTGCGTCTGTCAGCGTTAACAAGATGATCACAGAATTGATGAGTTACGCTCCTGATGGTGACAAAGAAATCAGTCGGTTTTTCTCAAAGAACTCTCGCTTCTTTGTCGGCACACTAGGTAAGCGTATGTATACTGTTGCTAACCGTATGGCACGTCGTTCCCTAGATTCCCTCGAAGGAAGTGGTTATGACGAACTATACCGTCTGCACACCAACCCAAAATCTGGTGAATACTTCTTAGGTGAAAACCCTCGCCCATTAGATATCATGTTGTTTTACATGGAGCGAGGCGAAGGGCCGGAGTTTCTTGCAACTCCCGGAGAGGTAATGGATGTGTATTCTGCGTTCCGTGATTATGCTGTTCGCATAGGTGATGAAGGACTTGCATCTCGTTACCGGGACTATGCAGGAACTGTAGAAGATACTGTGAAAGAGCAAGCACCTGATTTGTTCAACGACTGGAAAGAGGCTCGTTCGATTTATCAAGCAGAATGGTTTGATAAGCTACGGATGGGTGGACCGCTGACTAAGTTGCACAAGTCTCAGAACGGACCTATCAAAGCTGTCAACAAACTCGACGAATCTGGTGAATCATTCTGGTTCGATGATGTTGCTATCGGAGAAGAGATTCCAGAAGGAACAGCAAGTGACCGTCTATTTAAGGTTGCTTACAAAGGTGCGACACCGATGGACGTATTCGATCCGATGGTAAAGAACATCAACGGTGCTTTGCGTGGCGATGATGATGCTTTGAGTACCCTAGTAAAGTTCCGTGACCAGTTTATCCAAGAGTTTAGCGACAATCCTATTGGTGAGGTATTCGACTTAACAGACGAAGCAAGTCTTGCAGACTTTAACTTGCTAAGTTCTAACTTAACTGAGTTGGTTTATGCAAAGTGGGGAAGGGGCGTTGCTAAACAATTAGGCGAACGTGCCGACTTAGATATTGATGCTATACGAGGCGGCGGGTATAACTTTGATAAAATCGACAATGTAGCTGAAGTTCAAGAAGCCTTAACCGTTGCCGTTCGTGGTCCTGATGGAAAAACAAGACGTGTAAAGCTTGTTGACATGGACCGCATGATCGAAGAAGAACGGAGCATTGAAAAGCTAGTTCGTGAAAGCAACGAGATGGCTGCAAACATGACCAAGTATCAAGGTCGAGTTTTGCGAGATGTTGAAACAGTACAGGCTAAACTAATTGCTGACAGCCAAGTACGTGATGAAGGTGTCCGCGCAATAACAAAAGCTATCGGCGCAGATAATCCTCGTTCATTCTTTGAAAAGTATGTTATCAACGGAACAGTCGGCGGCATAGATAGAGTACGAGATGCTGTTCGAGGAAAGCTAGGTGACAGCTTTACTATCGATGGAAAACAGTACGATACAAATGAAGCCCTAGATCGTGGCATAACCTATATGATCGTCAACGGTATGATGGATCACGGCGGATTGGCTCCTGTTGCTGGTCGCAAGTCTATGGGATCAAATGGTAAGACTTACACCACACAGGCGATGTACAATCCAGAAAACATAACCGACGCTTTAGATAAAGATAATGTACAGAAGATTCTATCTGAGTTTATCGATCAGGAACACCAGTCTTATCTGTTCGAGATGGCAGACTACCTAAGTGACAACGCTGCAGTAGCAGCGGGTGCTTTAGATACTATGCCAAAGATTGAAAACGTTGTACGGCCTATGAACGTGAACCAGCTAATCTCTCGCGGATTCAACCTTGCTCGTGGTATGGTTAGCCCTCAGTACGTTGCTGCAGAATTAGGCGTGTCTCTTGCGACACAGGCTGGCTTAGACATGATGAAGCTTGCTGCCGGAAATAAAGCGGCTGCAGACCTGATGTTACAGCTTGTTAAGAATCCAAAGCAGATGACAAAGGCAGACTTGGATACATTTGATAACTTGGTCACGACGTTTATTGTGACTGAGCTAGGACAACTTGGCGAAACTGGTCGTGAAATTATAACAGATATAACAACTCCACCGGAAGGGGACAAAGATTAATGAAACAGTATAACAATGGCCCACGCAAGGGCATGATGTATGGTGGCATGTCACGTCGCAAGCCTATGATGTACGGCGGAACAGCAACCAAGCCTCGTAAGAAAGCACAGATGGGCGGGATGATGCAGTCTGCCCCGATGATGCAACAAAAGAAACCGACGCAGCAGATGCAACCCTTGAGTACAGGTATGGGTATGAACATGGCAAAGGGCGGTAAAGCCTTTCCTGATCTGACAGGAGATGGCAAGGTTACCCAGAAGGATATCTTGAAAGGTCGTGGTGTTGAGATGATGTACGGTGGAAAGACGAAGAAACGTGGCTAGAAAAGTTGTCCGTGCCCCAGAGGGATATCACTGGATGAAGCAAGGAAAACAGTTTGCGCTAATGAAAAACCCCAAAGACGGTTATAAACGTCATCGGGGTTCTTTCTTGAATGCGCGGTTCGAGATAATCAAGGAACACAAGAAGTCTAAATAAACTGTCTCGACTTCTCCATGACCTCATCGGCGTTTGATCTAAGATACCTTAACAGGGATGCTATAGAGTGTGCACCTTCATACTCTGGCATCCCTTTGTTAATTGTAGATTCAAACATGTCAGGTGGTACTGCATCCATGTTCATCTCTACGTTACCGTCCTGCTTTAGATACACAGTGAATTGAAATAAGTTAGCTTTATTTTGCTTCTTTGCCATTGACGTTCTCTAGGTCTTGTATCGCTAGGTTGTAACAGTCGGCTCTAAATGTGAATCCGTTAGTCGGATCGACATCCCCCCTGCTATATCGTGTAGCCTTCTTGTAGAACGTTTCCTTTGGTATCTCTCCCAAGATCCAAGCCTTGCTATGGTCTGTGAGAATACGGACGAACACATAGCTGTCACAGTCTTGCTTAGAGCCGTGTGCTGCTACAGAGCAGTCGTAGTTTGGTGAGGGGGTGGTATTGCACCGCTTGGTCTTTACGTCTACACGTCGGTTTTGTACCAAGAGATCGAAGTCCTTGCTGTTGACAGATTCACCGCCAGCGTAGTCTTCTACGATTATTTCTCCGATTGCCCCTACCACATTGCTAAGACTGCCAGTTATGCTGCCCTGTAGATTGCCTACAGAGGCAGCTTTCTTTTTGGCGCGGATAAGGATGTCAGGCGTTATCTTGATTTGTATCATCTTCTTCTCTGGGTAAGTATACTAAAACAAACGAGCCACAGTTCGAACAACTGAGGTTGGTGACCATAGAATGATCTGGATCATCATCCGTATCATGGTCACCGCCCCAAGTCAAGGCGTATGTACAGTGCCAACAATTCATGCTGCGTTCAAATCCACTACTTCACAGACACCTGCAGTACAAGCCAACTCACGTGAACCGCTGGTATTGTCTTCCTTCTCGAAGTCTGTCAGCTTTTCCCAGTCTATAGCAACGTGATCGTACGTTGCTTTCCACTCCAAGTATTCATCTCTGTCGATGTCTTGGTACGGAGCCTGTTGGTAAGTGTGGTCACTGTGCGGCAAGAAAGATACTCCAGAAGCTACGTCAAAGTTTTCGTAAACCCACGCACCGACTTCCATCCACTCGCTTTCCTTGACCGTGATCGTAACAGATGGTTTGTGCTCACACCAATGTAAAGCATAGGTCTTCCACAGTTCTAGCTGCTCAATGGCTGTCATCTGTGTCCGCGTTACCGCACCATCAGGTGACTTCATCGGGAACGAGAAGACTGTTGTAGAGTCTGGCTTCATCATGTCACGTTCGTTATGTACCCCAGATTCAATCAAGAACTGTGTCAATGGGTCTTTGTTATCACCACGAACAGTACGAATAAAGTAATCGTTGTGTCGTGCATGGATCCCACTAGCGGAGTCCGTAAGCTGAGAGACAGTACCGCTAGGCTTGACGCAGGTGATTGCTGCGCTGACAGGGATACCAATCTCTTCTGCGATGCGTCGGTTTGTTTCTACCGCAGTTTCCCGCATTTCTTCTAGCCAACGCTTGCTATCCACATTCTTTGAAAGAACAGGATGATCCATGATACCTGTCAAAGATACACCAAGCAAACGCTCTTCTTCTGTATTCTTCTTCCAGATATTACGAAGGTACTTAAAGTCTGTTAGGGTAGACTGCAGGGTTCCCAAGATTGTTGCCAAGCGTACTTTATCTTTGAGGTTCTCTAGGGAGTCGGTTTCACGAACAACAACCTCAGACAAGTTGCAGAACTGATATCCACGCAGGATGATTTCTGAACAAGGGTTGGTTCCCCACATGTGCCCTGTTTCACGTCGTCCGTTACGAGCAACCTGCTTGTCGGCTGCTTCACGATTGAACATGCCACGCTCACCGGACTTGCTGTCGTATAAAGCAAGCCACTCACGCATGAACGTACCCATCTCAGGCTTAGTCTTATAAGAAACTGAATTGTTTGCCAGCGCACGTTGTGGCTCAGACTCCCACCACATACCAGACTTAGCATGTGCCATTTGGTCATCGTTCAAGTTAGATAGGCTGATCAAAGCAGAACGGCGCACACCGCCTACAACTACGATCTCTCCGATCTTACACATGAGGTCGTGACACTCAATTGGGAACAAACGTCTGCCTTTTGCTTTCCTGAAGATTTCAACAGTAAAGTTAAACAAGTCTGCAAGAGGCTGCGGACCACTCGCTCTGCCGCCCATAACCTTCAGACGAGCACCAGCTTCACGGACTCCAGACATATCCCACTGAGGAATTTGACCAGCATACAATAAAGCAATCAACTCACGCAGTGCTTTTGCCCATCCGGGTTTGCTATCACCCACTTTTATAACTGTGCTAGAATCGCCCATGTTATCAGATACAACAGGAAGCCTGTCAACATTTTCTCTCTCCACACTAAAACCGACACCTGTACCACACATCAAGATGTACATGCACTCATCGAACGCACGAGGACTGTCTACAGGAATGTAGCTACAATTATAGCCACATACTGCATCACGCTCTAAGGCATCACCAGCAGTCATCATAGCCCTCATCGAAGGCATGACCCGCAAGTTTAGGATAGCCTCTTCTAGTTCATTCTTTAGTGAACTATCCAGCTTATAGCCGTGCTTGTCGTGCACATAAGAATCCATAAAAGAAATGTATCGGGATACAGTCTCATCCCAGTTCTCCCTGCGCTGCTCGTCTTCGATCCAACGTGCGTAGCGTGATTTGTGAATAAATTGTTGGTATGGTGTAGGCAGCATATTGCTCATGTATCTATTCCTTCTCTAGTCGGTTTTTAATTGTTAGTAGTCGGTTTGTGTACCATTTGGCTTTGGAGATGTCTTCGTCTCCGTTTTTGTATCTTTCTCGCCATGTGTACTTGAGGACGTTACCTTTGTAGTATCCTCGTAATTCTTCGGGAGACAACGCCGCCTCGATTGCGTCAATGCACTCGATACCTGCTTGATTATAGTGTGGCGGATTGTTGACAATATCTACTCCTCCATAAGCCATCTTACCGGCCTGTTCGTTTTCATCTTCTTGGCTAGGCCACACTTTCATTTGATTCTTCATATATTTTTCGTGTCTCACCTGTTATCTCCGCTGCCTTGTAGTTTGTCGCGAATCATACGATCCTCTAGCTTGTCTAGGTTCATCTGTGCGACTTCTTCTAAGCTGTAGCCTAAGTCTCGTGCTAAGATTGCAACGTACCATAGCACATCACCTAGTTCTTTTGCAATGTCGCTTTTATAAAACAAGTCAGACTTCCCATCACGAATGATCTTCTTTACCTTGTCAGCAACCTCACCGGCTTCACCAGTTAAACCCAACGCAGGATATACGATAGCATACTCATTTGGATATATAGCAGTAGATTCTGCTCTCATCTGATATTCATCTAGCTTCATTGTTCTGTCCCAAAGTTTACTCTAACTACGTTGCCTTCTACAGTCTTTGTAATGCGAGGGTCTTCTACTTCGGCTTCTTCAATCATCTCTTCAGCAACGAGTCTAAATTGTATAGCCGCAACACCCCTATCAAACAAGTCGTCAGTGTGTTCCCTAACCATATCTAACACACCTTCTTGCACAATCATTGCTGAATTAAAATCATCATCGTCGTCGTAGGTTTTATTAGTAGTGTCGTAGGCGGACAATGTAAACTCATCTTTACCTGTTGACCTTAATATGACGTAGTACCGATCAGGTAAAAGCGACATCATCTCTACATTCTTTTGCAGTTCTTCATCATCAATAGTCATTACTTGTACCAATCTGTAGGAATGGAGCCTTCTGCCCACAAAAATTTATGCCGTTCACACCAAGAAGAATACGTCGTCTTGCTGCCCTTGTAAATCTTATTCGATGCTCTCAAGAAAACAAAACGTATGTCTAACTTAGGATGTTGCTTTTTAACTAACAGCATCTTAACTCTGTCGTCTTTAGTCAGGTGTCCTTTTGCTTCTACATATATCTTAGATTTTTCTAGGTAGAAATCTGGAGTATAGTGTCGAGGCTCTGGTATGTACTTAAACCGTTCTTCCTCATACTTAAACGGTACAGAGTTTTCTGTTAATGTTCGAGCGATGTTCAACTCAAACTGCGACCTATATCCTGCTTTTTTCAAAATTCTAGTCCAATCGATTGAAATCTTTTTATCAGATACCCTGCCAGTTTGGGGGATAGTCTTTCTATATTTGTAAGTTCTGTTGTTAAAGGGTGCATCGGCACACATACATACGCTCCCGCATAAGATACTCTGCTTATCTTTTGTAACTCTTCTTCTACAAGTTTTATGTCACGAACTTCTGTGTCAGCCTGTAACTGACCTTCTTTACTATAGTTGTCAACAAGAGTCAGGGGCAAGCCATTCTCATGGATACGCATCTGACAGATACGCCTTTCGCCCCCACTCTTTTTAATAGACTCTATGTAGACGTGATGCAAACTTTTATTCATCTGCATCAATTCTACTTCATAGTTTTTTACAAACAAGTATGGCATCAGAGTTCTTTCTTCTTCAACGTAGAGTACCAAACCTGTGGCGGTGACTTTGCTCGTGATGTCACTCTATTGTGCAAGATAGCATTAGGCCAACAATGGTGGCGATACCCGCACAGGTTGCACTCACGAGGCAGCAACTTATTGCCTGTAGATATTACCTCACCTTTGTTCTTGTAGGTTTCGGCAACTGGCTTGTAGGGCTTGAAAGGCTTCACGTCGGTTTTGTTAAGGAACTTGATACGATCTGCCGCGTCCTTCAAGTAATGCTCTTTGTCTTCTTGCGACCACTCTGGCACCTCAACGACAGCAACCATACCACTAGACTTATTAACAACTATCCATCCACCGAAAGGTAAACCGACTGCCTCGCTGTACAAAAACCCCTGCATCAGGTAGCCAAACGGATCATCTTCTTTCAGTTTGTCGTAACCACCCAGTCCGGTAAACTTATAGTTGAACGCCCAGTCACTTGCAGATTTGATATCCCATACTTTATCTTGACCTAGTTCGTCACGCAAGATCACGTCTAGGGTTCCCTTGATCTTCTCTCCGGCAATCTCTAGCTCTACTTGCTTCTGGTAATCTACGATCTCTACACCAGCCTCTTGCATAATTGCCATCAAGATAGATTCAGTTAAATCACCAAACATGAATCTAAACAATGTGTTATAGGACATGTCTTCTTTGATGCCGTGTTTATCTAAGACTTGTTGACAAAGAGGGCGACCCAAGCCAGACATACGAATACGATACTTACCCCTGTCAGAAGTAAGCTGCTTTACGATGGATTCCTGACAATCCCTTTTAAAAGTTTCGAGAGTCTCAGGGGAGACAGTTGTTTCCCCCCTGAGAGCCTTAGACATGTAGTCCTGTATTTTAAGCAGCGTTAGCATTATCAAAGTCCGCTGCCAAATCGATGTCGTCATCGTCAGCGAGAAGCTTTGCTGCCTCACGATGCTGGTTCATAACATTCTCGTTATGTCCCTTTACGGTATCAACAAACTTAGACATCAAACCTTTGTCTTCGTCAGAGATGGTATCGACTACGCCCTTCAAGGTTGGCATCGGTGTCCAGTAAGTCACACTACCGTTCTTGTGTCGGTTTGTGGCTAAGTTGATTTCACACTTCTGCATGATCTTGTTCTGCTTAGTCAGGTTGTTGATGAAGTCGTTCATCGGAATGAAACCAGATCGCTTGAAGTAAGCTACTACTGGCTCGTCCTTGATCTCTACCACGTTGCCGTCAGCGTCCTTGAACGTGCCGGAAATCTTAGAGTAAAGAATCTGATTGCAGCTAACCGAACGAGATGTAAGGTAAGCAACATCATCTTTAGCTAGGCGGCTTTCCTCATCACGAGTCAAACGACCACACTTGTTTGTGCCAATTGTGTCGGGGAACATCCCTGACAAGGTTGTCTTCTGAACCGACTTGCAAGAAAACGTACCGCTTTCCTGATCCCACATGCTGTACTCAAAGGTACGAAGGATTGGGCGAAGAACAACTTCTTCAGCGTAGATAAATCGACCATCTACATACATCTTCCATGAGCCACGAGTTAGAGACTTACCGTCTTCTGTCTCTGCATCATAGTTGATGTTAATTCGTGGTAATCCTTTTTGACCAGTCTGTTTAACTGACTGACCACTTGCTTCCATCAACGCTGCACTATCGTCTGCATTGAAGGCTGCTACAATTGCGTCCATATCTTCCATTACTGTTACGTCTGTCCCTGTATCCATGATTTTTCATGCTCCTGTTATTAGGGTTGTAGATTGATACTACAGATCTACCTCTGTTAAGTCAAGCCAATTATCACCGATTTTTAATTCTATTCCTACCGGCATATCGTATTCAACGCCATAGCGGTTAACTGTCTCTGTGGGTAAAGATAGCATGGCATACTCTAAAAGCTTGATACAAGCGTCTTTTTCATCTGGGTGTACATCTAATACTATAGAGTCGTGAACAGTATTACAAATTACAGAATTAAGATTTCTCGTACGCATCATTCTTTCTAGCCGAACCAGAGCAGCAGGTAGCAGGTCAGCGGTAGCAAAACCTTGTACCGGATAGTTACATATTGCTGTACGATTTGTAGCCGTACCCCACTTAGTCCACCGCGCATCGGGGAAAGCATACTGCCTACCGCTTGGAAGGGTGATTAATCGCTTCTGGACGGCCTCTCGCTGGAGTTGATCGTGCCAAGCAGTAACACCTTCATACTTCTCCTTAAAGGCTCTGTAGTAGCGTTGTTGGGAGTCGGTTCCGGTGACACCGCCGTATAGCGGTTTGAAGGTATGTGCCTTTGCTTCTTGTCGGCTGCACCCGATAATACTGGCAGTATAGCTATGAACATCTGTACCCTTCTCCACGTCTATGTATGCTTGTCCATCCTTTGCAAGAAACCCGGCTACCCGAAACTCTAGCTGCGAGTAATCTCCCTCAAGTATCTTGCCGCCCTCGAAGCGGCTCTCGACAACCTTCCGTATAGCGAAGGTATTTCCACGCGGCATATTCTGAAAGTTAGGATTGCGGCTCGAAAGGCGACCCGTCGCCGTAACACACTGCATAAACTCTGGATGGATAAAACCATTCTCGTCAACATTGTTTTTCATCCCTTCTACAAAGGTGGACAGATAGGTACGCAACGCACTGTAACGTACATAGGCTGTAACAAATTCGTGGGCATCTCCCGACAAGTCGGTCTGTCGGTTCTCTAAAGTAACCTTGTCGGTTTTGAATCCGGCGGATGCTGTATCCATCGGGTCACGCGGAACCAACTTGAAGCCAGCGACCTCGCCAGTAGAAACGTAAATAACTCCTGTTCCGCTGCACGGCTTACAGATACGGATAGCCTTGCCTAGTGTGCCGTCTTTCTTTAAGGGGCTTACACGTCCTTCACCGCGACAGCTACCACACTGACTACCTCTCGTCTTATATATTACATCTGTCATCCGGCGAACAGTTGAGTTAAACTCGCTGCGTTTCATGCGAGTACGAAGCTTTGGCTTCATAGTCGAGCCACGCATCTCGTGACCCAAGTTAAATATGCGTGACCAAGACGGCTTGTCTTTTACTCTGCGCGAGTATAGCAAGACGCTACGGTCATCGGGGCTAGAGAGATTGACAGGTGTATCACCCATAGCTTCTTTAGCTAAACGATCTAAGCGAACTTCTAGTTCGTCCATCTCCTGTTGGTATTCTCGCTCAATCTCGTCTAGGGTTTCTAGGTTTATCTTCAATCCATTTTGCTCTATACGAGCAAGCGAATCAGTCATCTCAAGCGAAAGTCTTAGCGTCGGTAGTAAAGTCCGTTCCATAATATAGTTCCTCAAAGGTAGTGCCAAAGGCTTCAAGCTGTTTAAGTGCTATCTCTTCTGTAGCAAGTACGTCAGCTTTTCCGTACTCTTCTACTATCTCCCACGGTATGTCGTAGAACGTCTTGCCGCTTTTGAGGTACGGCTCCACAAGGTCTTTCTCCTTTTTGGTAACGTCATACTTTTCTGCAAGAGCAGCAAGTCCAAGAGGCCAACGCTGCGACTTGGATAAAATATATTCTGCAACCATCGTATCATAAACGTGTCCCTCATATTTAAATCCACATTCTCTGATCCACGACAGATCAAACTTTATGTTTTGTCCCACAACAACGTCAGCCGTGTCAAGTTCCCGCTGGAATGTTTCGGCAGCAAAGTCGTAGGCTGGCTTGT